ACTAACCGGATTGGAGAGAGAATGACACAGCCCTGCAATAAAGGAGCCTGCAATCGCACGGCAAACACCCGGCTGGGTGTTTGCCCTCACGGCCACGACTGCATCATGCAGCAGGAACTACCTGACGCTGATGGAGGGGTGTTCACGATCGAGTTCTCCCCTCCGTGCTGCTCTCTCTGCCCTCCTGGAGTGGAGCTGGATAGGTACGTGGATCACCCCCAGCCAGAGGACTCCAAGGAGATCCACAACACAATAGGCCCCGTACCAGGTAGTACCACCACTCCTCCACGATGCCCGATCGAAGGATGCACCAGCAGCGTGGTCTACTGGAAGGAAGGGGATGTGGTGAAGGTGATAAAAACGGAGATGACCTGTTCCAAGCACGCGGACAAACGCACACCCTCCAAGATCAACGGGCTTCTGGAGATGTTCTGCTCCTCCTGCAAGGCGACGAGACCGCGGATGGTGCAGGTGAATGGAGGAGTGGTGATGTCTTGGCCGTGTGCTTGTGGTGGTCGGTTGTTACTGAGCGGGATGAAGCCGTGAGCAAAGAACTCTACAAGCTCTATCGCCCACGCTCGCTGGACGACGTCATCGGAAACGATGTTGCTGTCTCCTTCCTGCGCGACGTCCTGGAGGGGGATGCCGTCCCGCACACGCTCCTGTTCCACGGTCCTAGTGGGTGCGGAAAGACGACCCTCGCCCGCATCGTCTCTCGAGAGCTGAACTGCTCGAAGCTAGATCTCCACGAGATGAACTGCTCCAGCTTCCGAGGCATCGACACAATCCGCGAGATCACTCGCACGATGATCCTGGCACCAACGGCTGGCGACGTTCGCGTGTGGATCCTCGACGAGTTCCACCAGATGTCCAAGGACGGTCAGAACGCAGCGTTGAAAATCTTGGAGGACACTCCGGATCACGTCTACTTCCTTCTCTGCACTACCGACCCACAGAAACTCCTACCAGCTATCCGCTCCAGAGCTACGAGCGTGGAGTGTGAGCCTCTCTCACTCAACGAGATGGAGAAGCTGGTCAAGCTGGTCTGCAGGAAGGAGGAGATCAAACTCGACTCGAAGGTGCTGGACAAGCTGATCGAGCTGGCCGAAGGGCGTGCTCGGACTGCGCTGGTGATGCTGGGCAAGGTCTCCAAGCTCTCCAAGGAGCAACAGATCAAGGCGCTCCAGCACGCTAAGGACGAGGAGAACGTTGCCATCGACCTGTGCCGTCTGCTCGTGAACAAGAAAGGACGTCCGTCCTGGAAAGCAGTGGCCAAGTGTCTCAAGGACCTGAAGGAGGAGACCGAGGCAGTGCGTTGGGCAGTTCTTGGATACGCTCGATCGGGTCTGGTGGATGGCTGGTGTGACCCTGACCTGTGCGAGGAGGTTATCAGCCTGTTCCAAGACAACTTCTGGGATTCAAAAGATGCGGGGCTGGCTGCAGCCTGTTATCGCGTCACGGTTGGCCGGGGATAGGCCGGGGCTGGACGGACGCTGTGGCGCAATAAACAAGTAGGGAGGGACACGTGGACAACGAGTTTGACGACGACATCAAGATCGACCCTGACCAGTTGGACCTTGAGTGTGTCCGACAGCCTGAGTTGTTCTGGACATGGTCCAAGAGGGCAGTGGAGGCAAGGGCTGCCAAGGATCAGGCTGAGTTCGAGTTCGAGGTCACCGTTGCTGAGCTTCAGCTCAGGTGCAGGACCAACCCTTCCAAGTTTGGCTTGGACGAACGGGTCACGGTAGACGCTGTCAAGGCTGCTGTGACTGCTTCAGATGACTACAGCACAGCAGCGAAGAAGCTCCACAGGATGACCGAGACCTCCATGCTTCTGGACAAGGCTGTAGCTGCGATGGACATCAGGAAGCGAATGCTGGAGACGCTGGTCTCGCTGCACGGGATGCAGTACTTCGCTGGCCCAGAGGTCCCTCGGAACCTGGGAGACATCTACATGAATCAGCAGCGAGCCTCCGACAAGAGGCTGAACGAGAAGATGCGTGTGAAGGCAAAGGAGCGCCGCAAGAAGCGTCGAGGTGACGGTTGACCTGGGCGCAGTTCTTCATCCTGCTGGGGCTCAACGGAGTATTCAGTTGGGTCATCGCCAGGATGGTGGTGATCCGAACAGTGGACTCAATCAACAAGGTATTCAGAGAAGGAGCAGAGCCAGATGGCAAGCGGTAAGAAGAAGAGGCGCAAGGAGCGCGAGAGCCAGTGGAAGCGCCCGAAGAAGGGCTCCACGAAGGAGAACGCCCGGAAGGGAGGAGGGGGCTTCAGCCACTTCAACCTGCCTCGCGGTGTGAAGGAGTGGTTCCCCGAGGACGAGGGCAAGTACAAGATCGATGTCGTGCCCTACGGTGTGACCGTCAAAAACCACCCGGATGGCAACAAGAAGGGGGAGGTCTGGTACAAGCTCCAGTATCTCATCCACCGCCTCGGCAAGCGCCACTACGTCTGCCCACAGATCCACGGGAAGCCATGTCCGGTGCACGAGGCCCACGACAAGCTGGAGAAGAAGATCAAGAAGATGAAGCCCGCTGAGGCGAAGGAGTACGAGGAGACCCTTCGCGAGCTTCGTGGGCAGACCTGGATCGCAATGAACATCCTCGATCCAGACGACTCCGACGCGATCCGTCTCATGGCGTCCTCGTGGCAGAAGTTCTGGGGTGGTGACGCTGGGCTCAAGAAGGAGCTGGGTGAAGGAGACGACGACAACGAGGGGTTCTGGGACGTCGAGGGGGGCAAGACTCTCGTCGTCAGGTTCTCCAAGGAGAAGAAGAACAAGATGCAGTGGCTGCAGGCCAACCGCATCGACTTCGAGGACCGGGAGGACATGGACGAGTCGGAGATCCTCTCCAAGACCGTCAACCTGGACGAGGCTCTCAGCGTGCCCTCCTACGATGAGTTGAAGGATGCGTTCGAGAGCGGTGGGGAGGAAGACGACGAGAAGCCTTCGAAGAAGAAGGGCAAGAAGAAGTCGTCGAAGGACGACGACGAGGAGGAGGACGATGCTGAAGACGACGAGGGAGACGAGGACGAGAGCGAGGACGAAGACGATGATGAGGAGGATCCGGATGATGACGATGACGATGATTCCGGAGACTCCGAAGACGATGACGAGGACGGAGATGAGGAGGAAGACGACGAGGACGATGACGATGATGACGAGGATGAGAAGCCTCGCAAGAAGGGCAAGAAGTCCCGCAAGTAGCTGATCGTCGTCCCAGCACAGGCTGCGGAGATCTTCGTAGGTCTCCGCAGCCTGTCTCTCGTTATGGAGGGACTCCGATGAAGGTCCGACTGAGGGAAGCAGCGCTGCAGGTGCGCGTTGCTGCGAAGCAGAGGAAGAAGGAACGCACCGAGGAGCAACGCTTCCTCAACACGGGATGCTCGCTCCTGAACCTAGCCATCTCAGACAGGGTCGAAGGAGGCTTCCCCATAGGGCGCTACACGTTGCTCAATGGGGACAGTGCATCAGGGAAGACGTTCCTCACCATGACCAGCAGTGCGGAGGCGATGCGACGACCGGACTGGGAAGAGTGGGACCTCTTCTACAACGGCACCGAAGGAGGGATGTCCATGGACGTCCGGAGGCTCTTCGGGAAGCGTGTGTCCAAACGACTCAAGCAGCTACAGTCAGAGTCGCTGGAGGAGTTCTACTACGACGTCGATGATCGCATCCAACACTCGAAGGAGACCGGCAGGCCGTTCCTCTACGTCCTGGACTCGATGGATGGCATCGACGCAGAGGACGACCAGGAGAAATTCGAGAAGAGGAAGAAGGCCCACCGCTCAGGCAAAGAGGAGACAGGCTCCTACGGGATGGCCAAGGCCAAGCTCAACAGCACATCCATCCGTCGTGTGCAGGCAGGGCTGCTAAAGACAGGGTCCATCCTGATCGTGATATGCCAGAGCAGAGACTCTCCTGGAGCGATGGGCTATGGTCCGAAGCGAACACGAGCTGGAGGGCGGGCTCTGAAGTTCTACGCTGACGTAGAGATCTGGTCGTCTCGCATTGGAGAGCTGACAAGGAAGGTCCGGGGCAAGACCAGGAAGATCGGAGCGAAGCTCAAGCTGCAGGTCTCCAAGAACCGGATCACCGGCAAACTGCACGAAGTTGAGACGGCCGTCTACCCCAGTTACGGAATCGATGACGTGGGGACGTGTATTGACTGGTTGGTCAGCGAGGGCTGGTTCAAGAAGTCAAAGGGTGCCATCACCACCGACAACGGTCTGAAGAAGCAACGAGACCAACTCGTCTCCTTCTATGAGGAGAGTCCAAAGGGGCTGATGATGGCACTGCAGGAGTGCTGGAGTTCAATCGAACAGGCAAAGAACCTGGAGCGAAGGAGCAGGTACTCATGAACAGTCCCAAGGACCGCATCAGCAAGTCCTGGCCAATCACGATTGGCAGGGGGCAGCACAAGAGTCGAGGTATCAAGCTCACGATGTGGGTGGCAGAGATCAACGGCAAACCCATCGAAGTCAACATCACAGGCTGCCCCGGGAACGTGGGGATCATCCTGGAGGACTTCTGCAAGGTTATATCGATCTGCATGAGACACAACGTCCCGATGGGTCAGTTCCTGAAGACGTTCCGGGGACGCATGGACGAGATCCGGGGGCCTGTGACCGGAGATGAGTTCATTGAGGAGTGCAGCAGCATCCCAGACTACATCGCCAGGGCACTGGCTGTGCGGTACCCAGAACTGATCACAGACCTAGCCCACGACCAGGACTCTCCAGAGCACATGCAGACGTGTCCTGGCTGTATCACGGAGTTCAAACCACGGAGCAGCAAGGATCTGTTCTGCAAGACGTGCCGTACCAACGGCCGAGCACCAGCACCCCACAACGAGTGACCCACGCACAGCCATCATGGGAGCGTGGTCCCTCCTGGCGCGCTTGTAAGGGCTGTGGAATTGAGTTCAGGCACAAGAGCAGAACCAGACAGTTCCACTCCCGAAAATGCTACACGCTGTTCTGGGAGCGGAATCGCAAACCGCGACACCCACTCGATCCTGGAGCAAAGGGGCTGCTGTGCATCTGGTGCAAGGCAAGGGGTGATGAAGTCTACTTCCACAGGACCAGAGACAAGTGCTCTACCTGCTACAGACAAGCTCAGCGTGAAGGGACCTGCCAGAAGGACATCACGCATGGTCCGCTGCGGTCCAAGAGCGTCTGCAGGCTATGCACCCCTCCTCCCGGCACCATCAAAGTGGTCCTGCTCGACCAGCGCTTCGAGCGCGAACGCATCATCTACCGCCTGCCGATCCGTGGGTGCATCACGGTTGGACATCGCATGTTCACCATCACAGCTATCCCTCTCGTAGTCAGTCTCCCAGGACACTTCTGGGTAAGGATCAGAGTATGAGCAGTCAGGTTCACGAGTTTCAGGTTGGCTGGACGGTCCGCAGTAGGGGCTCCTCCATTCCGATGAAGGTTGAGCAAGTCAACGAGCACCAGGTCTACTGTAGGTGGCAAGAGGATGTCGTTCAGAACGGCAGGATGGTCACGGAGCAGAGACAGGAGTGGATCCACCATCTGGATCTGATCGTGGTGGCTCGATCATGAACGCCCCAGCAGTCTGCCAACGGCCATGGCTTCTTGTTGATCTCAGCTATCTGGCCTACAGGGCTCTGCACTCGATGCACGGGCTGACACACGACGACGTGCCTACAGGAGTGCTCTTCGGATTCTTCAGTCAGCTGCGAACGCTGTGCGAGCACAAACTCATCCAGTCCAACCGCGTAGCGATCTTCTGTGACTCAAAGACCAGCGTGCGGAAGAAGAAGTACCTAGCCTACAAGCACAAGCGGAACGAGCGGACTGATGAGGAGCGGGAGCTACTGGACATCATGCTCGACCAGCGGACGCTGCTCCGAAAGGAGATCCTTCCCAAGATCGGCTTCCCTGTCTACATCCAGCCTGGCTTGGAGAGTGATGATCTAATAGCCTCTGCCGCCCACAGCCTGTCAGCCAAGCTCGACAATCCACTCTTCCCTGAGCGTTACGGTGTGATGATCACGGCTGACAATGATCTCTATCAGTGCATCACCAGAACAGTTCACTGGTTTGATCCGCAGAGGAACCTCTACTTCGATCCGAAGAGCTTCGAAGAGGAGAAGGGTGTCACGCCTGGACAGTGGGCTACGGTGAAGTCAATCGCAGGCTGTCGAGGCGACAACGTGAAGGGGGTTCCCGGCATAGGGGAGGCGTCAGCCATCGCCTACGTCCGGGGGGTTCTCCCCGAGCACCACGCCCGCCACCGAGCTATCGAGAGCAAGGATGGGCTGAAGCGGATCAAGCGAACAGCAAAGCTGGTGGTACTGCCACACGCAGAGACCACCCCTGTCGAGTTGGAGGAGCCCGAGTACAACCCAGAGGCGTTCTTCTCCTTCGCCAAACAGTATGGGATGGGCTCCTTCACGGCTGACGAGAAGGGCTGGCGAGCCTTCTTTCGTGAGCCCCGCACCTACAACAGGAAGATCGGAGCACGTCGTCGTGGCTAAAGGTCAGGCATTCGAGCGTGAACTCTGCAAGCAGCTGTCTCTCTGGTGGACGGACGGTCGCCATGAAGACTACTTCTGGAGAACTAGCCAGAGCGGGGGTCGTGCCACCACGCGAGGGAAGACCGGACACAGGACCCACGGACAGCACGGCGACATCGCTGCCACGCATCCGAAGGGTGAGCCCCTACTGAGGGCCGTGACGATCGAGCTGAAGAACGGCTACCAGAAGGAAAGTGCTTTCGCGACGTTCGATCGTCCTGGAGACAAGGGGGAGACGGGGTTTCAGCGCTGGCTCATCAAGGCTGAACGCGACGCCAAGGCTGCGCGGTCGCTGTCGTGGATCATCATCCACAGGCGCAAGGGAAGACGTGTGGTGGTCTACCTGCCGATGGACGCTGTTCTGACTCCTCTCTGCCGCATCCTCGCTCCGGGACCCTTCTGTACCTTCGCCTT